AGAATTCGATTTCTGGAACAACACCAACAGTTCTGATAGTTGCTCTTTGTTGATTATTTACCGAAACTCTATTTGGACCTACAGAATTTACGTTCACGTTTACAGCAGTAGTTTTGCTTGAAACTCTGTTTGGACTTGTGGAATTGACTATTACTTTTGTAGCCATAGTTTTATACCTATCTTGTTACTTGTGGTGTTACTGTTATGATACCTTCAATCACACGATTTACAATACCAGTACCGTCAACAGTTTCCAGATCAAATAGATATCTTCCAGCTTTTATGTTGGATGTATTTGCAGATCCCAACGACATAGTGATTTCACCATTACTTGAATCTGTTATCGTACATACAATATCAGCACTTGCGTTTATCGAATAGTACGATCTACGCATTTGACTACGAACGTTATAATTCAAAAGGGAAATACTGGAATTTGTAACATCATCAGTTAGATTGATGACATTTTTAAAATTAGCCCCTTGATCCATATACAATTCTACATAAGCTGCCATTAGTTTTTACCTTTTTCTTTTATTTATTTGAATGACAACATCAGTAGAATGCAATAGCCATCATTGCTTGGAATCCGTCACCGCCTTGAACACCAGTAAGTGATGATCCGCTGCCGCCGTAGCCGTAAAGATAAGTATAAGCTGTGTCAGTATTGCTTGGAGGACTTACACTTCCGCCTCCGAACCCACCGTTATTCCCGGGTGTTTGAGTTAGTATAGTGACACCGCCTCCCACATAACTTGAACCGCCTCCACCACCACCACCTCCAACGCCATTAGTGCCAGCATTATTTCTACCGCCGCCACCGCCGCCCAAATATCCAGCTCCACCACCACCGCCGCCGCCACTTTCGTTGCCGTTGTTGCCGCCGCGGCCGCCACCAGGAGAACCTCCGGCGGATGCGGGCGTTGAATTACTTCCACCATCACCACCGTTTTGACCACTACCAGCAATGCCTGGATCTCCACCACTACCGCCAGCGCCAACAGCACCTTGAGTTGCGCCACCGCCGCCTCCAGCATTTCCACTAGCAGCTCCGGCATTATATCCTGCGAATCCACTTGGAAAAGTAGATGTTGTACCGCCGCCAGCACCTGATCCGCCGTGATCGTTGCTAAGACTGCCACCGCCTCCACCGCCGCCGCCTGCGCCAACTATTAATAAAGCAGTACCACCTACATATATTGAACTGTATCCACCGCCACCACCACCTTCCGCTGCATACGGAGAAATCGCTCCAGTAACAGGTTGACCTCCAATTCCACCTGTACCAATAGTCAAAGAGAGCGTCCAGCCCGGAGTTACGGGTATAGAAACATACATAAAAGGACCTGAACCGCCTGTTCCGCCTTTTCCGTTATTACCAGAGCCGCACCCACCGCCGCCTCCGCCAGCTCCCCAAGCTTTTACAAGCATAGTTGTCATTCCAGCAGGAACTGAAATAGAAGTGCTTGATGTATACCTAGTCATTGGCGGCGGCCATGATCTACCACGACCAGAAGACATAGCAATCTCGCCTGAAAAGTCTTGAAATAAACCACGAAGTTTTGCATTGCCCATATTGAGTGTGGCACCTGAAGCATTTCCTACTTCAGTGTTTATCTGACTAAAACTTAGTGGATTTGGTGATGCTGGTGTAGCCATCTATCTACTTTCCAACTTTTGATTCTAGCATTTCAACTTTTGCTGTTAGTTCTTTGATGGCTTCGATTAGTAGTGGAACAAGTTTTTCATATCTGACCGCTTTATAACCATCTTTTCTGGTAACTACCACTTCTGGTAATACTTCTTCAATCTCTTGAGCTATTACACCAGCTTCGCGTCTATTACCAAAAACTTCTTCTTCCGACTGACGAGATTTTTGACCTTCTTCGTTCCAATCAAATGTTATGCCATTAATGCTATTTACTTTGTGAAGAGAATCTTGTATCTGAGATATATTAGTCTTCAATCTCTTATCTGAAGCACTAAATGCTGTAATATCACCGCCGGCGGTTATAGCGCCCGATACAGCAAGTGATGTTAATGTTCCAACTGAAGTGATGCTTGGCTGTGCTGCTGTTGTGACAGTGCCGGCAGTAGTAGCACTACCAGCCGTTGTTGCTGAACCTGCAGATCCTGCTACAGTAGCATAGCCAACCTGTAAAGATGATTGTACCGTCCAAGTAGGAGCAGAAGTTCCTGCTGAAGTTAATACTGAACCAGAAGCGCCTACGCCACTTAAAGCAAGAGCAGAAGCGGTAGAATAAGCTACCGCACCCGCACTTGCGGTCAGGGATGCGTTTGTGCCGCCTTTATTAAGAGCTATATTTGTGGCATTCCAAGTACCTGTATCAATTGTGCCTACGCCTGTGATTCCGGTATAAGATCCGCTTATACGAGCAGATGGAACAGTGCCTGATGTTAGATTTGTTGCAATTCTTGCATCGGCGTTAGCACCATTCATTGTGGCCTTAAAGAAATTATTAGCTCCATTGCCAACTGCGGTATTAGCGCCTGTTATAACAGCCAGAAGAAAGTTATTAGCGCCTTGACCAACTGCTATGTTAGAACTAGCTATATAATTTTTAAGGAATGTATTGGCTGCTGTTATATTAGTATTAGCATAAGAATTAGCACCATTACCAACTGTTATATTATTACTCGCTATTGCAACAGAAGCGAAAGAATTGGCTTGTACACCAATAATGTTAGCATAAGCATTAGCTTGAACACCAATGTTATTAGCATATGTATAATTTGGCAAATTAACTTCATAAAAATTACTTTGAACTACCAACTGATTCGTTCTAGTACGCCATTCATCAAATGTGTTTGTTAGTGCTACGTTTGCTAATGCCATTTGTCTATTCTACCAACTTTTTTAATAGTGATTTGATTTCTTCCAGATCGCTTTCCAACTTATCAATCTTGGACATTTTTTGCTCTAAAGTATTTATCTGTTGCTCGGTTCTTCTCTTAATTTCGCGCTTCTTCTTATATTTTTGAAGAGCTTCGGTATCCCTGTTTACAAGGATACCTTCTGCTACTTTATATACACCAGGAATCTCAGTTTTCTTCATAGTTTTAAATCTGCAATGCTATTGTTCTTAGATCGGCAACTCTTGGTACAACTGCGCTATTATCGGCAAGAAGACCAATTTTGATCTGGAACGACTTAAAGGTACTGAATGTTGCATCACCAACTTTATATGTGAATATACCGTTAGCATCAAGTCCACCAGTGCTTACAGTTTGTGCTGGCAAGAGATACTTATACTCTTTGAAATCGTTCTTGTTAGCGATTGAAGAATACGTCACATCACCACCATAACTCTTTTCCATTTCAATCCAAACTTTCTGAGACATAGGATCAGAATCTTCACCATTTAACAGTTTCATCCAGACTTTCACATCCGTATCTGGTGGACGATATGCTGTTAAGAACACATTCATATCTTCTGCATCTTGATAGTCGGCCAATGTCACAATCTTCGAAATGTACTTATTAAATAGCTGCCCACCCTGTGTGGCTGCTTCGCCAACAGTATTCGAGTTTACTAGATTATCAACAATGATTGAATGTGATTTTCTAAGATCAAATACTGGAGATAGATAATCTGTAGCTGTTGTCATTGTTGATCTAATTTTATTGGAATAATTTATTGACGCTGCAATTTCGTTAGAGCGAGAGAATACAGCTTTTTCTTCATCAAATATATAGTTTTCACTAGCATCAAAAGTAAAGTATGCGTCTGCTGTTCCAGTATTTGAATATGTTGCCATTTCATACGAAACGCCAGTTCGAACAAAGTTAATAACTGCCGGTTCAAAATCTATAACAGAATATCTTAAGTTATTGATAGAAGCAATATTTGCTGAACCTTCATCTGAGATATCAAATATTGTTTCGCCTACAGAGAACTTGCCATTTGAACTTGATAGGATCATTTGGGTTGATGTTGGAGATTCCTTATAGTATTCAAGGAATCCAACACCTCTAGTGATACTTGAAACGGTACTTACAGTTGAAGCTTCCGAATCTGCCTTGACTACACCATTTGCACCATACTTAATCGTTACACCTTCACTAGATGTAAATCTAATATTTGATGTTTTATAAGTTCCACTAGAAATGCTTATGACTTTAGCATTGATTCCAGACGATTTGCCAATAATGAAGTCCCCAGTATTGGCCTGAATTCCAGATAGAGTGATTCTATCACCTGTGACGAATGGTTCACCGAATCCTTCAAGACTACCTACAATGCTATTCAAATACAACTTTTCTTTTGGTTGATTTCCAATTTCAAAATATCCTGATCCTACATTGAATGATGCACGATACCACTTGCATGTTAGATCGGTCTTTTCTTCTAATACCCAAATTGTATCATTGTTTGTTGTGAATGTTGCACCATTATAAGCACGACCTGTTACTTGCAAATTTGTATTTCTATCTGTCTGACCAATTCTTGAGATCCAAAAATAATAGTTTGGATTTGTCGCTTCTGGATGGATAATGAAAGCATAAGACTTATTAGCATACAAGAAGATTGGAGCTTCAAATGCAACATTTAATGGGTTATCTCTACCATTAGTAGAAATAGGAACTTCAGCATTTGTAAACCATACAGCAGAGAATGGAACAGCATTACCTGTGATTCCACCACCACTGTCAAGTTCTCTTACTTCACACCACATACCAAGAGTAGGATGTTTTTCAGCACAGAATATATCAACAGAAGTTAAGAAAATGCCTTCTTCGCCGTTAGGAACTTTAATTGGCAATACATATGCAAGACAGCATTTGTTGTTTCTTGGCACAATATTGTCAGGTAAATCACGATTAAAATTTCTTTTTTTCTTAGGTGGAGTTAAAGGAGGTAAAGTTTGGAATGTTGCACTATTGTTTGTTTCGAATAGCGGAACATTTCTTATATCAACCTGTCTCGTCGAAAGAATAGTATCTTGCTTTGTTTGAATCGTACCTTGTGCAAAGAAAGCTTTTTCAGCAAAAGATGTTTCTTCTCCAGAGTTTGTCAAACTGTCTGTAATTCTTACAAGTTTTGAACCTACAGTAAATCTTAAATTATCTGTATTTGGTAAACTCAATCTAAACCACAACTCACCATTAGCATCAGCTAAAATATCACTGCCCACATTATATGTCCAACTTGTGATATTTCCAGCATTTAGATATTCAGCATATGTAACCGGTCTTACATAAGAGGTCATATCAATATTATCAAAGAATAACTTATATTTTGCGTAAGGTTTAATACCAGTAACAGATCCGACAATAACTTGTGGTCTAATATACGGCACAATATCGGTATTTACAACTTTACTACCTGTTGAAACGCTGTCAGCATCAGAAAAAGTATATGCTTCCGAACCTGTTCTTTCATTTATAGATGTTGTTTCAATAGTAGCTCCAAAGCTTGTCGTTCTAATATTTTCAGCGGCTGCCTGAGCGGCAGTAAGATTTGTATATGTTCCAACTAAAGTCTTTGTGGCACCTTCTCCTTTGTAAACTGTATATCCACTAACATAAGTTTTCCAAGCATTCCATGTGGTTGTTACGCCACCTACTTGTTGAGCATCACCTAGGCCATCCAAACTAGCATCTTGTATGTCAATAACATTTGGTGGTAGAGTGATAGTGTCGATCCAAATATCACTTTCTGGAACAAGTGTCATATTACCAACAAAGCTATATGTTGATCTTTCAGTGTTCAATGTTGCGGTAACAGAAGATATGTTTGCATACTCGACTTCACTATAGTCAAGAGTGATCAGATCACCGGTCTTTCTTACGTTCGAACCAGAAAGATAATCATAGTTGATAGATTGCATAGAATATAGAGGACGGATGCTATTTTCAACAGGATCAACAACAATACGATAATCTGGATTTGATGAGTCTCCTAATGAGTGATTACGGAAAGTATCAACGAAGATACCATTTTTAAACCTATCAAGACCGGCTTCATCTTGAATTAACATATCAGCAGCACTCTTTTCTAACAAGCTGAGTGACGCATAATATTCAAGATTTGCAATTCTACTCTTCATAACACCAAGATCACGCATTGTTTGGCGGACAGAAGCAAGTCTTCTGCTTGAAGATGCGATATCTTGTCTACCAATAATCTTACCATAATAAGATGAGATAGATGGATATGGAGCAATGGTCAATTCAGCTATGGCCAATTCATCTTCTGGTATTTGAGGAGTAATAGGAAGAGCGGCCGGTTGTCCCTGTGTGATAGAGAATAGTTTATTCTTGCTCACATGAACAATATCTTTTCTCGCAACATAATATGAGTAATCGAAATTAATTTCGGAAGATGGTGAAGCCAAAGCAAGTGTGCTAGATGTAAAATTAAACGAATTTGATTTTCCTGGATCTTCTGTAGCACTGCCTGGAGATGTTGCGTCTGTTGCTGTAATTGTCTTTACAGGTCTAAAGTCAATATGATTTCTCAAGTCATATTTTTTACCTGATGATGGTGATGTGTAGATAGGAATTTCGGCTGTGCCTATTGTTGTGCTTGAAGATGCGATATCGTTAACTGGATAAGAATCGACAGTAAAGAATCCTTTACCTTGTGAGAAATCTGGTATAAAATAATCCAATTCAACAAGAAGTCTGTCTGTTGTAGCAAGACTTGTTGTTGGTTTAATAGTAGCTATATCGTATAGAGTATCTTTTTGTCCATTATTGAAAATGAACTGGGATGTAACTACTGTTCCATCAGTATTTGATGTTGGGAAACTTGAAGATTTCTTTACAATGCTCTTTATTCTATAAACATCAGAGAATCCAAGATTAAATGGTCCAGCAGTAGTGACAGCATTTGCACAATTAATTTTAACATATCTGCTTGGTCTTAATGTTTTACCTGTTTGTATAGCAGATGTTCTGGCTGATCTAAATGATAATGCTGCTGTTGTGCCTCCCGCAGGGAAAGTTTCATTTAGATTCAATGTTAATGTTGGAGTAGCAGCGGTTACAGAACGTACTGTGCCACTTGTTACACCTTTCGTTGTTAAGTCAATAAAGCTACCTGCACCGTAGTGTCTGAAAAGTGTATTGCCGTTAAGCGATGGTACATTAAGTTCTGCTAATTGTAATATACCAGTGCCAGAGTCACTTGTAGGTGTACTCAAAACTGTAAATGTGAGAGAATTTCCTGAGAACTGAACTTTTTCTCCGGCATTTAAACGAGTGCAAGTGGTTGAAAAACCATTAACAAGGTTACTACCAATAGTAGCATCAACAGTTCCTGACATAGCAACGTTTACGGATGTTTCAAGATTTAAGAAAAGTTCTCTCTTGTCTGTTGTAGAAAGTGTTCCTGTATAAGGAAGAGAGTCCGAACCTGGCGCAGACGCAGTGAATGAACCATCCGATGCAATTGTTACGGGTATTGTCGTAGTATAGTAATATGTTGTGTCTGGTAGATCACTATAATCTTTTACTTTTCTGGTAAAATTAGAACCAGTGTAATACAATAGAGGCGCGTTAAACGGTTCTCTTAGAACTGTAGTATTTGTTGTGCTATCTGGAACAATATCGGCGCCAAAATCAGCAGTTGTTGCATTGTTACTATACAAGCTCTTCACAGATGAGAAGCTGTTGCTTCCTAGCATACGGATATCAGTGATATAGATATCTACTCTACCATCAGATGTTCCTAATACACCGCTGTTATATTCAACGCTCATAACGGTAGCTGTACCGATAGTATTACCTACAGCCGCTGCTGTAAATATGCCATTTGAAACTCTTCTATTATATCTGTCAAGAAGATCGATAGTAATACCTTCATCAAGTTCAAGATGGCCCGACATGTTATTGGCAGTAACATAAGATCCCATGAAAGCAGATACAATTTGAGAATTTACATTAATATATTGTGTAGATTTAGGAGTAATCAAATATTCTGGACGAATTATTTCAACTTCGTATCCCTTAACATAAGCTGTACCAGGATTAACGCGAACGGAAATTAAGTTTGCATCTGGATTAAGTGCTGCTAAAATTAAACCTCCATTTGTGCCTGAATCTGCGTTTTCTCTTAATTCAACATCGAGACCAGAAACATAGTAATCTCCGGACTCATCAAATGTTCTCTTTGCCAATTCATCTTTAAGAATACTGTATTGAGTTCTTTGATTGTATGTTTGAATAACACCATCTTTGATAGTGAAAAGAGTGGTAAAGTTTGGAACACCTTCAGTGTCATCAAATGCGCGAGATTCCAAAACTGCTGTTAGTTTTAAACGATCAGCACCTGGTGCAGAATAGTTTGAAGATTCAAGAGCTGGATCAAGTAGAGTGCTATCAACAGTATAATCAACAATATTTTCAATAATATTAAATCCAACTTTAGCTGTTGGATTATCATTATATCGATCTAAAATAACTTCCTGCTCTGGGAAGTATACAAAATGTTCTTTTGAGAATATAACACCTTCTGTAATACGAAAAACTGATCCTTTTCCTGTAGCATTTGATGATACAGTAACAACATTACCTACATTTGATACGAGAGTTTCATTGTTAAGAAATGTTTTTTGTGCTGTATTTGAAGAACTGACTGAAAGATAATCAACATAAAGTGTTTTGGTATTAGAGCTAATTTCAGAACCATCAGCAATAATATTAACATATGCGGTAATATTAGATGTTGCGCCACGAAGTACAACACCATCAAAGTTTGATAGTGTTATGTTATTATTTGAGTTATCAACATCTCTAATCTTTACATAGTCTAAAGCTCCAGAAGCCGAAGAATCATTATTTGCAAATAATTGAAAATTACCAGGAAGAACAATTGTACCTTCTTCAAAAATATGTCTACCAAATCGTGTGATCTGCTTTTGCAGAATTGTCTGCATTTGAGTAAGTTCGCGCCCCTGAACGGCAAAACCAGGCTTATAGAGGATTCTGTAATACTCTTTCTTATCTACATAATCGTCATAATATGGAGTTACATTCAAATCTGTTGATAAGTTGTAAGCCTCTGTATTTGCGTAATCTGAACCTACAGTCATTTAGTCTTTTTCCTCTTCACTGGGATTAAAATGAAACCACGATCTTAAAATCTTCTGTTTGATCTGTAGCTCTTTGAATTGGTGTAATATTATTTATGTACAATAAACTTCCTGTATATGGAGTAAAAGCTTTGTTAATGCTGCTTTGAACCTGACGAGAAGCTTTTGATGTGTCGCCTGTTAATGGATCAGTTGTTAAAGTTCCAGACACATCTATCAAGTTTAAAAGATTCAATCCAGAATTCCAACTTACAACTCTACCTTTAAATGATGCAGACGCTAGACTTATTCCTTGATAAACATATTCATCTTCTACATAGTTGTCGCCTACTGGATCTAACGTTACCGATGTTGTTTGTGAATATACTAGTCCAGAAGCTATTGTAGTACCATCTCTCAATACAGGATTTTTAATTAATGCTATCTGTCTAATTTCGTTTTGAGTGTCTATGATATCTGATTCCGAGCCTCTTAGTCTTGGATTAAGTATAACAAAAGATCCTCCAAGTTCTTCTACAGGATTAGCACCATGACCACCTGTAGGACTCATAATAACTCTTGCATTTGCTCCACTGCCATTAGCAGAAGTAAAGGCTGCATTAGCGTATGTGTAATTTTGCCCTTTGTTTGTAATTAAAATGCTTTCTATGCCAAATGTTGTTGTATTGACAGTTGCGGCAGCTTCAGCACCTGTTCCATCGCCAGTAATAGTGATTGTAGGAGGAGTAGCTACAGAATAAGCAGATCCTGCATTTACAATCTTTATTGATCCAATCGAACCTTGTACAGCACTATTTTGAACATGCCATTGCAATGTTCCATTATCTTCAGTTAGTGTACGAACTGGTATAAAATTGGTTGTGGTAAAACGAAGCTTTTCTTCATCCGATAGCTGATACATAAATTTCCAGATGTACTTATCGGATAACTGTTCGGCCAAATATGTATTGATGCTTGTTGGTTTAACTGTCGATGCACCGCTATTGTTATTGCCAAGGCATTTATATACATTCCATTCATCAGTAACAACATAAAACTTAACATCAGGATCATTCATATCTAAAGTTGCTTCGGAATCATCATATTCTGTATAAACTGTTCCTGATACCCAATCAAATCTGCGGATAGCAAGACGAATATCATTACCAACAATCTTCTTAGCACCAATCATATTTTTCCAAACTTGATTGAATGTGTCGATAGAGCTATTAGCTTGAGGAGGAGCACCTTCACTTGTCCATTCATCTACCTTACCGAATGTAAAGTAAACGTATGGCAGACTTGTATCTCCAATTGATGCCTTAAAATTCTCGGCATTATAGATTTGCATACTTTTAGTGTAAATTGAAGACATTTCTTTTCCTATTTTTACTATTTAGTATATAACTTTGCCAACATTCACTGTTCCCGAAGTGTTAGGAAGAAGCGTATTGGCTAGATATGTCGAAACAAGAGTGTTGGCAATATAAGGAACAGTGTTGATTATGAAGTAGTCTGTATTTACCACTGTTCTAATCTTATATGGTCCAGCCACACTATCGTAAGAAGCATTTACAACATTGGCAGCAACAGCCGTTGCTATGTTAGACGGCGATAAGTTACCTGTCAACCATTCCAGATATACAATATCATTGGTATTTAAACCGTGAGAACTATAGTTGATGCCCACATTTCCCTTATAAAAATCATATGTTCTGGTTATAGTGGAAACTAGATTGTCCGATGTTCCTCTAACAGAAAGATTTAGATTTGCTCCTTCATCCACAGTTAAATACTCACCAAATAGTTTCATACCAGCAGGATGTATTAGATTTTTAAGAACCGAACGATACTTATCTAAAGATTGCTTTACCTTAACAACATAAGAGAACTTCTGATAATAATCTCTGTCTTGAATAAAGTTGTATGAAGAGATATGACCATCGTCGTTTAGATATCTACCAGGATATGTAAATGTTCCTGTAATGATTGTAGCTACAGCTTGTGCAGTTCCATCACCAGATTGTGTAAGATTTAAAGTTGGTATGGTTGTGTATCCTGAACCGCGAGATAGAATTTCAAGACTTAAAATTTGACCTTCTACAGAGTTCGCAGAATATAAGGTTTCTCCTGATCCAAGAACAGCGGTAACTTGAATATTGGCATTAGAAGCTTGAGCATTTGCCGATACAACATTAGCTATTGGTAGCAATAGTTGTTCATATCCTGAACCGCCAGTAATTTGACCAGGAACACTCACGAACGCCACAGCACTGATTGTATTGGATTGTGCCATATCAACATTAGCAACTCTAGCTGCTGCACCAGATCCAGTTCCGCCAGGAACGTTTATAAACTCAATAGTGTCTCCAATATAGTATCCAGTACCACCATTAACAATTCTCATTTTACCAAGAATACCAAGATTTCTCACTCTTGTATTAGCTTGAGCGGTAATTGTAGGAGCGGTTAGATAACCAGAACCTAAATTGTATAGAAGAACGCCTGTGATTGGACCAGTGTTGGCATAAACAAAGTAAGAAAGAGAGTTTGCTAGTGTAGTGTTAGCATTAGCAGGATTTGTAAACCCAGAGAAATACAGACCATAGTTAATATTATTGATATTTGCATTTGCTATCGATTGTATAGTAGTATAGATAATATTGTATGAGTTAGGATGATAAAAGTTGTCTGCTGAAACTGAAGAAACATTTGCATTTGCTCCTGATCCGCCGCCACCAGTAATCAGGACTTGATTTCCTTTTTGGAATCCAGCACCACCATTTAGTGCTGCAATAGAGCTTAGATTACCACTACTAACGGATGTGACAATAACAACGCCGCCACTTCCAGTTCCACTCTCAATTATTACCTGATCACCAACTTGATATCTTGTTCCGCGATTAGTGATCTCAACAGTATTGATACCGCCAGAGAAAAGATTGGCCGTGATTGTCTTTTCAACACCGTTTTCAATAAAATTTGATGTTATTCCTTCACCCGAATCAAATGTTCTATACTGGTTTGATAGCTTAAGCTCACGAACAAGAGAAGTGCCTTCGTAGTATGATGAAGTTCTTTCGATTAGAGCAAATGCATTTGAAACATCGCCTGTGATTCTTCTATTGACGAATTTAGTTTCTATTCCTAAAGAACTGTTAGCAACACCATTAACTTTTATATTTGTGATCTTGACAGATTTTTCTTGGAACCATTTACCATCGGATACTCTTAGAATATCTCTCTGTGGGTAATAGAATTCAACATCTTCATCAAACAAAATTCTCATAAGGAATCTGATAGACTTTTCGGTACCTCTTGAACGATAGAAGTCCTTGATGTGCTTTAGAATAAGAGTTTTATCTACAGCAGTATCTTTTGGAATAAATGGAAGAAAGTTATCGTAGAACTTCTCAACAAAGATATCAGTCAGGTCAACATCTGCTTGATCTAATAGGTTCTTAGTGACGTTCACAACACCTGTTTGCTGTTCTAAGAATTCATAGTAAGCTTCCACAAAAGCGACGAAGTTTTCATGGTCGTTCCTAACAAAGAACGGAACTTGCGATTCGATTAAATTTGATATTTTGTTGTTGCTGATCATCTTTTATGCTGAAACAATTTCTATTTGATATGAGAGCGGATTATCAACATCAATGTCTATAATCTTATTTCTGATAGAGGTAATAATTTCTTTGTCTACAAATGTATTTATCGTCAATACATTTGGTTCATAATAAGCATTTGTTGCTACCGACACAGGTAATAGAGACTTAAGAACAATTATACCATTATCATAGTCTATTGTTCCAGCATTATTGTTGACGAATACTTTTTCGCCATTTTCGTTTAGATAGTATGTTCTAAGAGTTCCGACGCGAGACTGAAGAATAGGATCCACAACAACACCTGATCCTGTTTCTCCCGATATAGTTACAATAGCTCTTGTATAATTAGAACCTTTATTGGTCAATTCAATCGACGCAATTCTACCACCATAAAGTTTAGCAATACCTGTTGCTCCTGTGCCATCGCCGACAATAGTAACTGTCGGAACTGTGCTGTAGTTTACACCGCCATTTACAATATCGATTCTATCAATACCAGAGCTTATTGATGGCACCTCTTCAAAGAATACCTGTCTTGTAACAAAGTTAGTATCAACAATGCCTAATGAAGGATAAGATGATATTGAGCTATTGAAATCGCCTTTCTTTATAGGTATTCCATAATCAACGGTATAGCTTTTTGTTTGACTTAGTGTGATTGGAATTCTCTTTTGAAGTATAACCTTAATATCGGAACCAGTGATAGATTTTTCCGAGTCCTGAATATACTGCTGTATTACCGACTTTTGAAAACCAGACTTAAACTTACCGAGATAGTCTGTCTTATAGTCTTCAATAGAAGCAACGACAAAGCTTTTAATCTGGGCCGCTGTGTATTGAGTTAAAGTCGGATCATAATATACGTATCCGCGAACAAAGATGTATGTATAAGACGGATCAACGATTTCAGGTATAACAGTTAAGACGTTTCTATTTGTGATTAGACTGTTCTTAATGCTTTCTTTTTCCAAATTAGTTAAGAAGTAGTTTTCCTTAGTCTTCAATGATAAGAATACCTTACCGTAAACAACAGGAATATTGTCTTCACCGCCCCATACAGCCACTGAATCGATGTTTGGATAGTCTTTGGTAACCAGAGTTTCATAGTCATATATGGTAATAGCGCGGTTCTGTGCTGAGTAGAAGTATGGTGCACGATACTTGACCTGCTCAATTGTTTCTTTCTCAGTACCAGAATATGATGCACCAGTAGAAGATATGCGAACATTATCATTGAATGAGCCAACCGATTCAACAATTGTAAAGACATTGATCTTATTGGCTATTGAACCGGCATTGTCAATGTATGTGATATTGATGATATTGCCATTTGTAGGTTTCTTGCCAATTACATCATCACCGAAGTAAACTCTATAATTTCCATCTTCGTTTTCTTCAATAAAGTATACCTTTGAATCTCTTGTAATTTCGGTCAAATCTTCTGCAATATTATAGACAAAGGTATCTGTATTAGATGAAGATTGTTGAACAGTAACAATTACTGTATTAAGATCAACGTTTGCAGATGGTATTTCAAATCTTCTCTTGGTATTTGTTGAATCCATTAGAAACTGGCGTGTGACAACTTCGCCTTGTTTAATGGTAACATTACTGAATAAGAATGAACTTCCGTCTTTATTGACTGTATCCGAATTCAAAGCAACAAATGGATAGTTGATACCATCAAGAGAACCACCGAAGAATCTGGTATATTTGTCTAGTGTTAGAGTAGAGGTTCCTTGATCTTCATTTACTGAAGGCGTTACTAGAATGTTCAGCTTAGTTTCCGCGCCATGGCTGCTTTCCGGCACGTAATTGATAAGCTTGGCATGGGATACGGTAGACTGGCGCAGCTTCGAAGTATCAAGGAACATTTCATTGGCAATCATGTTCAGGTAGAACGCATTATAGTGAGTGTTATAAGCCAAAAGATCCAGCAGAACATTCATACCTGAACCTTCAAAGTCAAAGTCCTGGAATCGCGACTGGCTTCTTAGGAACGTTTTTAGATTATTCTTGATTGAATCAAAATCAAGATCGGTAACTGTTAGCGTTGTATTAGCTGGCATTAGCGGACTCTTTCTAGGAATATTGTGGTGGTCAGTGGCTCGTTTCTATTAAGAACAATAAAATCAAGTCTTGCTGTATATCCGTTATTATCATAGTCTGGTATAACTGTGACTTTTAAAAGCTCTACACGCGGTTCATAGTTTTGAATGACTTCTGTAATTGCATTTTCTAAGAAATTAGCAACAAGCGGAGACATATTATCAAATAGTAATTTAACGGCATTCGAACCAATACCAGGTCTAAAAGGCTTTTCATAGAAATTTGTAAGGACTAAATTACGAACCGAACGCTTGATAGCATCAGCACCAGTCTTAACAACCACATCTTTTGTCATAGGATGTGCGATGAAATCCAAATCTAAATCGGAATAGTCTGGTGTTCTTGATATTACTATTGGTTGTGCCATGTGATTATTTATGTTTCTCTAGCAGGTGATGTTGGTTTCTTAAATGTAACTTCGGTAGAATCAGCATCAACAGAAGCACCAGAAGCAAGTAGAATATTAGGTGCGCCATCGGAACCATCAGCAGCAATAGAACCGCCTTTTAGTGATATTTTGCCGCTTGATTTTAGATTCAAAGCTGAATCGGATTTCATATGCATACTGCTACCAGCTTCTATCATCATTTTTCTACCTGATTTAATTCCAACGGCTTGTTTAGCACCAAGGGCTACGGAATCACTGGTAGACAATAAAGATAGACCACCATCGGATGCAATAGTGGTAATACCCTGAGATGTAATTTTGGTTGACCCCTCAATATTGGTAGACATTTCCTTTGCAGTCGTATCCATATTACCACGAATTGTTTGATTTAAATTCTTAGCTGTCACATTCATATCGCCATGGACAACCGTATTATGATTTCCCTTGACAGTCACATTATAATCTCCGTCTACACTGAGGCTTCCTCCGCCTTGAACAGTAATATCTTGAGCGCCAGTGACAAGAATTCTATTCTCACCAAATATAATCTGATACATTCCATTCTGGGCGCCAATAGATATAGCACCATCAGGCATGAATTGGATCATAGAACCACCGCGATGCTGAATGGTTACATGTTCACTGCCCATGGTATCATCAGTCATAATGACATGCCCCGATCTAGTCTTGGCCAATACATTATAATTTGGATACTCACCGCCAGTATCTCTTGCATCTGGCGGACCAGACCATTCAGCTGGTGTTACGTTCTTAGGATTACCTGGTGGTTTATAAGCGCCCATAATTCATCACTTTCTTATTTAACTGCATCAAAAATATTACCCACATTATGTCCAATATCATTCGCTTTATTTAATAGTGTTTGGGCTTGTGATCCCGGAGCAATTACTTTTTCCATCATGCTTTTAGCTATTCCTTGTTTATCTGGTGGCAGTCTATTAAACATATCGGACATAACACCAGATGAACTACCAAACATATTACCTAGAGAAGCACCAGGGAATCCAGCACCAGAAGACATTAAACTACCAAACGCATCAATTGCTTTCTGGACTGGCTCAGGAGTTGTTATTTGAACTGCTCCAGTAGCCGATAAACTCATAGATATATCACCAAACGCTGTAGGAATAGTAAATGGTGTAGCCGCTAATTTATCTAAACCGAATAATGATGTGTCGGATTGTAGACGCTGCATATTGCTAATTACTTCACCGAGAGACTGATTGCCCTTTAATATAGAAACAGCATTGGTCAAGTATGTAGTAGGATCCACCTTACCCGATGTAGAAAATCCACCGCTTTCCGATATTTCCATTGACTGCATTAGACTAAACATATTCTGCATACCCTGGGCTAATTCAGGTTTTAGTGATGATAATAACTCATCGGCCACAGATGAGGTAAGCGATGTTAAAATATTACTTACCGAAAAATTGGTACCAGGCAAAGCAGAAAGCATAGAACCAGTTAGAATATTACTGAAAGATTGAGTGGCTGAAGAAACACCAGTTATTTGCTTTAATGGCATACCAGCTAGATTATACGATGCTCCGTGAGATTGCATACCTTTTAGTAGGTCGTGCTTATGCTTTTGACCTTTTTCCTGTATTTGACGGATTCGAGTACCGCCAGACATGGTCTCTTTTACATTAGGTGGAGTATTGATATTTAATTCGGTAGAAAAAGCCTCAACCAAAGCTTTTAAAAAGGTATTTAAATTTTTATTACCTGGTTGCCCACCATCTTGTCTATTTGTTGGTATTGAACCAAGAACAATTAATGAAGAATCGCCGGGCGGACCACTCTTCATACAAAGCATAGCCTGACCAGGATCTGGGCAACCATTAAATGATGTAGCACCGCCTTGACTTGATGGCATAATCATAGGTGAAAAACCACAGTCTTCCTTATTTACAAGATTGCCATGTACTTGTGGGCAAAATATTCTTACACCATTTTGATTTGGCGCTGGATCTCCCTCATGGCCACCGATAACAATACCAACCAGCATATTGTTTTCTTGTGTCGGATCTCTTGGTCTACTCATATTATACTATTCCCTGTCCTGCTGTCTGTGCTACACATTCCATTGTAGTGGTAGAAAAACCACCGCTTTTAAGTGAATGTTTTAAATTAACGATTAAATATCTGCCAGAACCATATAATAATTTATCTTCACGACCTGCAGAACCCTCGACGCCTTTTCTAGGGAATTCAACGTCAATCATTTTGCCTGCATGTAGCATTGGATTCCATGGTACTGTAAGAGATAGAGCTATTTTGTCTTGCTCTAATAATGACATTCTGGCCTGTCTTTTTAATAGGTATTTCTCAATTTCAGAGGCGCACTGATCTTGGTCTTGTTCGGTATTAAAATTAGACTTACCTAAATTCATATTACCACCGCCTAATCCACACCCAGCAGCTTGATTACCAAACAAACTGTGAGTGCCTGCCATCGGGTTAGAGCTTATCATTGAACTAATAAAGCTGCCATCCACATCAATACCATTTAGAATATCTGATAATAAATCAAAATCACATGGGAAATTATATGTCATTATACTAAGTGGATTACCATAGCCAGCAACAGAACCTGTCTCAGAAAATACAAATGGCTCATTAATAGCTGGTGCTTCTTTGGTAAGCGAATAAATTGATCTGAAGTGGTGTGTGCCAAGGTTCTCATAGGTCATATAATGAACAAACGATGGGTCATTACCATTAGCCAGAGCAGCATTGGCTTGCTGTGTTACCACCTGAAACGGGTGAATATTCTCAGCGATATAATCGCGCATTGGTGTGCAAGATTCCACATCTAAGCTTTGGACACCAGCGCAACCTTGTAATATTTGCGACACAATATCAGATGGAGCGGTGCATTTCCATGACTGTGATACCAAGCTTCTGGCATCATTTAATAAGCTATCATCGCAGGCATGAATACGGAATTGTTCGTTATTATTATTTAATGACTTAACTCCACTTGAATCAGGACGTTGGTCGCGCTTATCTATACGGTATATTCTTTGAGATATATCCATGGTTGATTCCATACCAAAGTCCTTGAGAATTTCTCTCTCAATTCGAATATCCATTATTTTATTCTTGAAATCATCAAAATTCTTTGGTGGTCCAACTACACCATTACCATCCGGTGATGCATGGAGAAAGCTGTCTACTAATATTGACGTTTGGAGACCAGGAGTTAATAGACTTTCTCCTAGTGTAATTTCACGGATAGTGATTTCTCTGATATTATTCTCGTTTACACCACCAAAACCTACCGTAAACTCGACCTTTGATTCACCCAGTGTTGGAGTATTAATATTTACCATGCTTTATACAACTCGTCTCATGAATATTGGTGTATTTTTATTTGTAAGAATACCAAACTCAGTATTCATTTGAGTGTAGTATTCTTTCTTGATTATTCGAATGGTACGTTTGGCCTCGTTTAATTCATTCTCATAATCATAATAGGTAACCTTATTACCGTATACTGTCTCAATTATTGTCTGTCCATCTATTGTTAGATTGGTTGGAGTAACATCTTGTATAGCCGCTATACTACCCGGACCTTCATAATAATCATGTGGCACATCAAGCGCATCATCGGTTAATCTTGTTTTATTAATTTTAAATCGGTTTTCAGTGGTTACCTGAGCTGATTGATTTTCTCGTATTACCACCTTCTCATAATGGTGAACAGAGGCATCATTTGTTAAATCTTGAGTCCATGCGATTACCTCATAATCTTCTGGTGTTCTTTCAAGGCCTAAGTCTTCTTTTGCCATACTACGATACTTATCTGCAATATATTTTGGAAAGACAGTTGAAGTCAGCGGCCAGTCATATTGAGCGTCTATCATATCATTGGCATATAATATCATCCAGTGAGCCTGTGGATCACCATATATCTTTGCCGCAAGTATTTCTGGTGTATCGCCATCACGTATAATATAGCGTATATATGATGAAGAGTTGCTTAGAGCTTCACGAATAACAGAGGTACGGAACAAAAGGTTCCTAATTGTTTGGAAACTTGAATACTTAACACCTGATATATTATAGCGAATTATTGGAAATTTATCAAAAAAACTGCTCATTCTTAGAATCCTTGGAGAACGCGGCGCTTGTGGACAACTTCAATTTCTCTCATGCCTAAGCTTAGTCTTGCTGCTACTGGATGCCCGTTAGAGAATGTAGAATAAACACCCGTTGGTGCATAGTCTACCTCAATACGATCCAGTACGCAGGTATTAATTCTTGGAATATTGGTATTTTCTACACCCTTATCAAAGAAGGTAATATCAAATTCAGCAGGTGGAATCCATGTAAACCCAGCTGTGGTCGAATCAAGCTCGGGTGCTGCGTGATATCTGAGAGTGCGAATAATCGCTTTCATATTCTCGGACTCTTGCTCGTTTCTAGGTGCCATTAAAAATTCGAGAACAAACTGGCGCAAATTAGTTTTAGAAAATAATACCTCAACGCGCGGATTAATTGGATAACCTAACATGCTGGATATATTACCTAAGCCATTTAAAGTGGAACTAACCAATGAACCGAGAGAGCCTCCGCTTTCGGCTCCGCGTCTACCACCAGCACGACCACCGACAAATTCACCAGCAATACCAGCAGCACTAGATAATAGCCCGCCGGCCATACCAGTCAAACTGATTTCCTGGTATTCATTTGTTGTATTAAATATTACTGGATTGGGCATGAATAGTGCGATGGATTCTTTAATGCGGCGAGTATATCTCGGGATAGACAATGGTTCTCTTTGTAAAGCTCCATATCCTGTTACTGGACTGGTACCGCCTACATTAACAGCATTACCAAAACGCAATGTGTCCACCTTCGAATACTCATTCTGCATTATATTTTGACCAAATTGAGCGCCACCATACGCTGATCTGGCTGAACCGGTACGAGCAAATACAGGCACGTTTATGTTTATCACTATATAATGACCAATATAATCATTGGCCAAATCAGATGGAAATACACGATATCTAAAATCGTATTCGGACTGACCCAGGGTATCATCATTAACATTATAACCAAATAATAAGTCACCAGCTCTTGTAATCGAATTATCAAGAACAGAAACAATATTCTGAGGCGCCCCTGTGATACCTTCGAATGCGTTCTGTAGATCGTCTAAAATTGACATTGAATTGTCCCTGGAATTGTTTTCTATATATTTATATGAAAACTTACAAGGGCAGATATAGCCCAAAGCACCCGGAAAAATATAAAGGCGACCCAACGGGAATAATATACCGTTCTTTATGGGAACGAAAGCTAATGGTATATTTGGATGAGAACAAATCGATTATTCAGTGGTCATCTGAGGAAATAGCAATACCATATATATCACCACTGGATAATAGGTACCATAGGTATTTCCCTGACTTCTATATAAAGGCTATCGATAAGAATGGTAATATCACAGAACAACTATTGGAAGTAAAGCCCAAGAAAGAAACAACTGAACCCAAGAAAAAGAAGCGTATTACCAAACAGTACATTACTGAGGTAACTACATGGGGCAAGAATCAAGCTAAATGGAAAGCAGCAGAAGAATACTGCTTAGACAGAGGATGGCAGTTCAAGCTTATTACTGAGACTGAATTAGGTATCAAATAGTATTATTCATTCATACAACACATAGCCATTATATAGTCATGTCAAGTGGCTGTCAAGTGAAATAAATACAATTATGGCAAAAAATTATACTTCACAAGAAATCGGCAATTGGATGACGGGCAAGGCCAAGAGTGCTTCTGGCTACCGTACCAAAATCATGTCTAATAATGAGCGCAATAGAGACGGCACCGTAATAGGTAAAATGTACTTTTTCTGGTACGATCCAAAGCACAAAGCCACCCTTCCAATGTACGATAGATTTCCCTTGGTATTTCCTATTGAGCGTTATCCAGATGGCTTTTTAGGCCTTAATCTGCATTATCTCTCATTTGGAGAGCGTAGCGCACTATTAAATAATATGATGAAATTCCGTAATAATAACCACATGAATGCCACCACCAAGCTCCGTGTCACATATGACTTATTAAATAGCACCAGCAAAATAGCTGGTGCAATGCGCCCATGCATTAAGAGATATCTATTCACACAGGTCAGATCGTCCTTTGTTGAAGTCACAGCGGATGAATGGGATAAGGCCATGCAATTGCCTGTCGCAGCATGGGTTTCAAAAGGATAGAAATAAATGCCCAGTTTTAAAATAGATAATCAACCAAGATATTTAAGAATGCAGGACTTCTATGCTTATTCCAGTGCTTTTCAAAGCCTGGCTAAGTCATGTCGATTTGCCATACAGATCACTCCAAGTGGTATTAATTCGACATTGAATAAGCTTGGGTATGGTGATTTTATGAGACAATTCACATATCTATGCGAATCAGCAGAGTTCCCTGGTCGTGGCTTTGATATGGCAGATATGAGATATTATGGTCCAAGCTTCAAGATACCATACCAGTCCGACTACCAAGAAACAGCTATGACATTCCTATGCCGTACGGACTCATATGAAAGACAATTCTTTGATGATTGGATGGAAATAATTAATCCAACCAATACATTTGACTTTGCTTATAAGGATAATTATAAGTGCGAGATTAATATGTTTCAATTTAGCGAACAAGCTGCAACATCAGGCCAGACAGAACCGCTGGCTACCTATGCATGGACTCTACATGATGCATGGCCTGTCCTTGTTAATCCACAGCCAGTCACATGGGCAGACGATAATTTCCAACGTCTGGCTATTTCTTTTACATATACCAAGTGGACTCGTAAGAATAGAGATCCAAAATCAGGAACATTTAAATTAGTGAGAGACGGATCAAACGTTCGAGTTTAATATAAAGGATGAAAATATATGACTATACCTAAAATTGATGTGCCGATTTATGATATTACCTTGCCATCGACTGGTAAGACTATTAAGATTCGACCATTTCTGGTAAAAGAAGAAAAGCTTTTATTAATGGCAATCGAATCAGGAGACAATGAGAATATCATCAAGACCACTAAGCAAGTAATCAATAACTGTATTGTGTCTGGTGATCTTGACTTAGAAAAGATACCATTCTTTGATGTGGATTACCTGTTTATAGCACTGAGAGCCAAGTCTATCGGTGAGAATATTGAGACTTCCTATATCTGTAATAATCTGGTAGATGGTATTAAATGCGGTGGTGTATTTGAAGCTGTTATTGACATATCCAATTGCGTCATCGAAAAGAATGATGAAATTAGTATGGATATTACTCTATCAAATAAGATCGACATTAAGATGAAATATCCATCTTATTCTATTATGAAAACAATTACGGGCAATGAAAGTAATTTTCAAAAGAAAATCAGAGTTATTTCCAGCTGTATTGAGCGAATTACCTCAGGCGATAAGACATACTCAAGCAAGGATTTCTCAAAGGAAGAACTGGTAGAATTTATTGAGGGTCTTACAAGTGAGCAGTATGTTAAGCTGGAAAAATTCGTAGATAATCTACCTTCGTTTGCTATTAAATCTGGTGGTGTATGTGGTAAGTGCGGATTCAAGCATGAGATAAAGTACACGGAATTTACCCGTTTTTTTCAATAATGCTTGGCCATGACAAACTAATGAATCATTATAAGACTAACTTTGCACTCATGCAGTTCCATAAGTATAGTCTTACCGAATTAGAGGGAATGATTCCTTGGGAAAGATTTATATACGTTGATTTGCTCAAAGAACACCTAAAAGAACAAGAGCAGAAAAATCGTGACCAAGCAGCAACATTTAAGAAAGCACAGAGAAGATAAATGGCATTCAATCTAGAAGGTATGACAGTCGATTATAAAACCATGTATCGTATGGTACCATCGGATCGATTTGCAGTGGCTCAAAGCGGCATAGCTAATGATCTATTGTCTTCTTTGACTCCGGGTCAATTAGCTAATCTATTTCCTAGATATTATAGTAATAGACTTCCAGATATAGGCAATTCAGGATCTACATCAGCCCTTGGAGGTGCTTTGTCTGGAGGCACCTCATTTGGTAGTGGCGGCGGCGGTTCATACTCTCCCGCATCTGCCGGTGGTTCAGCAGCACCATCTAAAACAGCGCAGCAAATGGCAGTAGAAAGAATCCTATCAGAACATGGTATTACAGCTAAAACAGAATCCACAACTCTCACTGGTAAAGAAGGACAAGTTTTAGCTACTATCAGACACCGCGAATCAGGCGGGAATTATGCTATTGAAAGTAAATCATCCAGCGCATCTGGTGCTTATCAGTTTATCGATTCTACATGGCAAACTCTTACAGCAAAATATGGAGTTGGTACAGAATATGGTAGAGCAGCATGGGCACCTCCAGCAGTCCAAGATGCCGTAGCAAAAGCTTATGTAAAAGAAATTTTAGCTCAAAATGGCGGTGATATATCCAAAGTGCCTCTGGTCTGGTATACAGGCAATGCTCAAGGTCAAATGTCAGCTCAAGCTTTGGCTGTGAATGGCGGTCTAACTCCACAGAGATATCAATCCAATTGGATGAATGACTTTAGTAAGTTTGCAAACATTGCAGAAATCGAATCGTCGGTTGATGATATCAAGAGACTTGAAGACTTGAAAGCCGAATTGATACCTCTTTCTGAGGAAATCAGAAGTCAACTGGATGCCAAGACGCTTGAGATATACGATAGAGGATCCAATGAGCAGAAGTGGAATATTGAACAGGCTATTAAAATAGCTGGCGTTCAAGGATTTAATCAAGAATTGAGTAGACATCCTATCAATGAAGCAACAGTCACAGCCACCTCTGAGAGATTTTCTGTATTGAGAGGCAACATCGATGAGGTAAATCCAAAGCTCCAGAATGTTATTAATGCTGCTTCTGGTGATTTACCTCCTGGTTATAGTGTTAAAGCTATCTCAGGTAAAGATTCCCGACTAAGAACAGGAACACAGAACCATCCTGCAGGTCTAGCAATGGATGTGCAGATATATGATGGTGATGGAAACTTAATTCCTCATAATAGCAACAGTCCTGGTTGGAAATATTATGAGATGTTATATAGATCCGCGCACATTCGTGGTCAGCAAATGTACCCAGATGATAAGTTTATTTGGGGCGGCGCTTGGATATCGGATGCTGCTGGTCGCGGTGATCCTATGCATTATCAGATTGTGGATCCATCTGTGCGCGGATCATCAACTTCATCTGGTAGATATTCTTTTGATAATGGTCTAGACCCATCACATCCATTTGTTAGAGAGGGTGGACAATTAAGCGCAAAAGAAAGAGAAGACTATGACGCTTCCGTATTGGCCAGAATTCAAGCTGAAAGAAATGCATCCGATCCTGTAACAGCCGCTCAGAGTAATATGCAGTTACCTCCTTCGCCAGTTCCTGCGGAAACACCACCACCTCCTCCTGCACTATCAGCTGGTGGTACTGTAGAAATGACTCCTGGTGAGAACATTGCTGGCATCAATACAACAACTGGTAAAGTCGAGTTTATGAGTAATGATAGGGAATTGTATACCAAAGATGACCAGGGCAATCTCCGAGTTGATCCTTCTACCATTAGACAGGAAGATCAAAAGACTCAAACAGCGCCTGCTGAACCACAAAGAATGGAAATGCCAAATCAATCTATACAATCAAAACCACAACAGCCAATGCCAGTAAGTACACCTGATCCAAACTTCTTAGACACAATGTCCTCTGGTTCAATGGCATCATCACCATCACAATTGAGAGCATTGAACAGAGCAAAGCTTTACAGTGAAAATAGTGGTAGTTTAGTCAACGGCCACTTCTCATAATAAAAAAGGGCAGCCGCGAAGCTGCCCTTTCTACTCTCACGCTGCAATTATTCGTCTGCAAGACCCTTGAAGTAGTTAAGGTCTTCGTCCTCAGTATCAAATGGCACATCATCTGCGACAGACTTACGAGCCTTTGCAGCCTCGAAGTTTGGCTTCTGAGTAACAGAATCGGTGATCTGGTCCTTGACAGGAGCATCAGCCGAGCCGAGAGTTGCGCCAAGAACGTCCTCGAGCTTCCGCTTGAGTTCGTCGTATGACTTGAAGTTCTTAGGATCCAGAACTTCCTTGAGAGAATGCTCGGACTTCCAAATCTTCTCAAGCTCTGCGTCATCATCAAGCAGAGGACCAGGAGTGTCAAACGATGAGGTATCGTAGTTGACATAACCAGCGACCATCTTAGAACGGAGCTTGAAGTTAGCACCAGACCAGAAATCGAACGGGTTGAGAGGCTTGTCGCCTTCATACTCGGGATTCATAGCAGAGGTGAGCTTGTCGAAAATCTTCTTGCCGAACTTGTACAAGAAGACCTTGCCTTCGTTAGCAGGATTAGAAGGATCCTTCACCACATAGATGTTAGCAACATAGTGGAGACGGCGCTTCTGCTCACGGGCTTGCTTACGCTGCCATGAGTTTTCATCGCTTGAAGCATTCCAAAGTTGAGAGTTGAATTCGGACACAGGATCCTTTTGTCCGAGAGAGGTAAGCGAGTTCTCAATGAACCACTTACCGGTGGGGCCCTTGAAGCCATGATCGAAATAGCGAATCCAAGGAAGAGCATCATCGCCATCTACTGCGGGTGCAGGCAGGAAGCGAAAGACCGCCATGCCGTTGCCGGCCTTATCGCGGTTGAGCTTCCAATAGCGTTCATCTTCCGCACGGCCTTCGCCCTGAGGTTGATTGATCTTTTCGATTTCCTTGGTAAGACGACCAATATCGGCCGAAGACTTCTTGAGGGATGCAAAGTTTGACATTGTATGTTCTCCGTATGACAGTGTATGTTGAGTATAATAGCACAGGAATCTCCCTGTGTCAAGTGTATATAGTATCTTCCACATGAGATTTCAAGAGGTCTGCGAACTTTTTTTTGTCTATCTGTGGAAGAATAAACGGCGCAAACTTCTTGGCTTTGAAACTAATCTTAGACCAAATGAAATCATCTGGTAGTTTAGCATCAAACTTCGGAACGAACTGGATAAAATAGTTGAGTATCACAAAGGTCTGATAAGATATAGATCCAGCCATCAGAGTCGGTATAATGTTTGGATATTGACTATCAAACCGTAAGGCGGGTTTGATATCTCCTATCGTCGCCAGTTCGTTCCGAAATACATAAGACATGGATTGGTTGGTTTTCACATATGCTGTTGTGGTATCAAACGCTTCATCATCAAGTAGGTCACCAACCCATGTCTTATCTTTTAGTAAGTTGGCCACCAAATGATCCTGCATGTTATCGCAGTTTCGGGCCAACTTTTCAAACTGAAACCTATCTCTCCTTGAGAGGTAAGTTTCCTTGCTAACATGCCTTGTCTTACCATTATACTTGAAGTAATCGTAAGAGTCAAGATTAAAATGGTTTTTCAAAGCAAGATAGAGACAGAATGTTTCATATCCACTTAGTCTTGCCATTCGTCAATCCAAGTTGTTGGAACAATGTAACCACCGCCTCCGCCTCCAATTG